CACTAGTACCGCAATCAATATATTGGATGCCAAGTTTGGCCAACCTTTCTGCTCTCCTACGAGAATCTTTAAAGTTGCTATTGCCATGGTCAATAATAATATCCCCGTCGCCAAGTAATGGTAGTAACTCATTGAGTGTGTCCTCTACTAATTCTGCGGGAATAACCAATTGAAAGATGCCAGGAGATTTACCAACTTGACCGTCTTGGTGTTGAACTATTTGAACAAGATTTTCCAGAGAAGTGGCAACTCCACTGACATAACCCTTTTCATACGCTTCTTCAGCTTTTGCATAGTTCCTCCTGTAACCCCAGACTTCGATGTCTTGCTTCATCATACGGCGAGACATACCCTCGCCCATACGACCAAGACCAATCATTCCTACTTTCATAATTCAACACTTAAATTGGATTGCCGATGCTTGTCGGCGTTTTAGTTCATCGGCAATATTGCCGAGTTCTTTGTAACTCGCGTCACCGCAAATGTAATTGCGCTGACGACGCTCTACAGCTTCAATAATTTTACCGTATTCTCTCTGAGTAAAATCAGGGACGAATTCGTTAGACATAAAATCCTCGTTGTTTAATTTGGGGCTTGCACTTATGTATCTCTATGATTGAATAGTAATTTTCAACCAGGGGAAGATAGGTTCTATAACTCCAATAAGTCGAAGCAAACCTTCAGCAAAAAGTGCAAGCACAATCCAGCCAACACACATTGAAATAATTGAAGCATTACGATTATGCTTTCGTATTGCATCATCGATCATCTCCTGCACTTGTTCTTTAGTCACGACGTGACTAGGTTTGATTTCCTCAAATCTATGTGACACTGATCAACTCCATTGCCCTTGATAGTTCTTGTGAGTGTTCGATCTCATCATTCATGATATCAAGGATATCTTCATCTGGTCCATTTTGTTCCAGATACTTTGCATATGTTTCTGCCGCATGAATTTCTACTTCGTATGACAGATGGTATGCAGACACAGGAGCCACCCAGTAATAAACCACATTGATCCAATAATAGAGGAGTACGAGGTGTCTGGCAAAAGCGCGATCAATCCAATAACGATTACCGCCCCTGCTTTCCATGTATTCCAGATGCTCTGTTTCGTTAAGAGTTTGAGCAAAATGTTCCTCCATCAGATAGATGTGTTCTGGACCCCGCAATCCCATGGACTCCCTCAAGTGTAGAACACTTAAGAACGCGAAGTAGGGTGCCCTAGCAATTTCTTCAAGCACCCAGAAGCGTTGGTAGTCTCTGCCCTTATACAGGAAGTCAATGATTGCTACCGTGATATTCAGAGTAACTTCATTGATTTTTTTCATCATTCAACATGTACTGTACCGATCATGCCCGCCCCTTTGTGGGGAGCACACCAATAAGTATAGTCGCCTGCATCAGCAAAAACAACATCAAACTCCTCACCTGGTAACATTGCAAGGGATTCATGACCAAGATCAGGACGACCCTCCACAATCACGTTGTGAGGAGGAAGCATGTTGTTAACAAAATGAACGGATTCACCAGCAGAAATAGTAACCTCTGAGGGTTCAAAGACTAGGTTTCCGTTAGAACCCATCTGAACATCAACTGCCCATGCTGGCATAGCAAAAAATAGTGCAGCGAATAAGGAAAGAATAATCTTCATAGTACCTTATGTAACTACACTATCTATGACTGGTGTTTGAACGTATTACCTTTAACTGTCAGGCATTGCTGACTTCTTTGTCATGGCGTCTAATTGACCATCGACATATCCTCTTCGGTAGTCCCAAGTTTGACCACCAATAGATCCTCTCTTAGGATTAATACACTTTGGATAGTCGGGATCTTCTTTACTAATATTGTTACAGACTAGTCCAGCAAGGTCCATCTCGTTACCTTTGCTTCCTGTACCAGTCCAGGTATGTTGTCCGTTAAGCCAAACGGCACCACACTTCTCGCACTCTTTCCGTTCCATGGAAAAAGACGATACTTCTTTGGGATCAGTCATATAATGCAGTATCCTCTGATAGTGGTTTTACCTATTTATTGTAACACGTTGATGCAATTTGTCAAGCAATCAACAATTCCACGCTCTCAATGACTTGGACAGACGATCATCCCCAGTATTATTAGAGGGTTTCTGTCTCTTTCTCATACCCTTCATTCTAGCGCAGAAGGATTTCCTGCGGGGATTTCCAACCTTCTTGCTTGGTGCTTTAAGGTCTGATCCAGGATTCTCTCTTTCATAAGATTTGCGTCCCTTTTCGTTGAGTCCCCCTTCTGAGTTCTTTCCTGCTTTTTTGGTCCAGGCTGCCCCTTCATTTGTTACTTCTTCCTTTTTGACGCAGCGGTTGTACGTTTTGCCGAAGAGTTTCTGGGATCCTTTCTTTTCATAACCTTTCCAGCATTTCTTTGCTTCGTTGGTTACTTCTTCATTCTTTGGGCGGCAATCATTTACCAACTTGCCTCCCTTCATTTTCATGCCTACTTTTTTATGCGTCTTCCAACATTCTGCTTGGAATTCAGCAAAGGTTTTCATACCTTCAAATTCTTCTTTTTTGCTCTTGTTACCCCAGTTTGCAGCACCTACTTTTCGACATTTGACCAATGCCCCGCTGGCATATGCGCTCGGCCAAACAGAATAACGAGATTTAACTTTTTTGTAGCAAGCGTCCTTCTCACCCTTGCCTTCGATTTGTAATTCTTCTTTTTTCAAACCTAAACGTCCTAAGATAGATTTTTTCTTTTTGGGAGTTGACTTATGACCATGACGTTTGGCGTAGTCCATGTAGGACTCACCTGGTCTAAGTTTTTTCGGATCTGATTTTGGTTTAGACGCAGCAGCACGATCTTCGCGAGCACGTTGGTTCGCACCAGGACCACCCAATTTTCTATCCTTGTCAGGATCGGGATGCCAATAGTCTCCCCTTTCATTGATAGTCTCTTCTGTTTTCACGTTGATTGCCTTACCTTTACGATCAGGATTCGGATCTTTAGCATTCTTGCGACGGAATGCTGCATCCTCTTCCTTTTTATTTAGGTTGCGTTTCATTTTACTTGAACCGCACTTGGGTTTTGTTGTTTGTCCAGGTTGCTTTGCACAGGGTTTTCCTGCATATTTACCACCGAGTTGAACCCAACCAGGCTTGCCATCAGAAGACTTACTCTTGCTAAACCAGTCACGGAGAGAAGAATCACCAGATTTGTTTTCTTCACCGAAACCCTGTCCTGACTTCCACGTTGGTTTTTTCACTTGTTTTTTCTGTGCGAGTTTGTTTGCTGTGGCATGCATAACTTCTTTGTCACGCATTCCATAAAGATCTTTAAAGCGACGAGAGTTTTTACTCTTCATCCCCCTAAAGATTCTCTCTGCTTCCTGGTTAACTAGTGGCATATCAACCGATCCTTTGAACTTCCTCAACAACGATTGCATTACCAGTTGCAGCAATACTTACACAACGTTTGACGATTGCTTGGGGACCGCTGTAAGCGTAAGTGTAATCAGCAGATGCAGAAGATGAATCGATATCAGTGCTGATTGTGTTTCCTGTTGCAGCAGTGATTTTCTTGCCAGCGGTGCCAGCAGAAAGGAAGTTGGAATCGATAGCAGGCGAGGTGCTAGCATCTTCTACAGCGATAAAATCTCCAACGGAGAATGGGTGTGTATTAGAAACTTCACCAAGGTTTGTACCGAGTTGATAGTCTGCCGTACTATCATCCACTGCCTTGACAATTCTTGCTTGTCCAGGTTTGCCACCCTTGAGAATGAGTGCTTGGTCTTGAATCAAGGTGATTGCAGGACCACCATTAAATGCAACTGTCGCATCACCTGCAGTTGCAACTACGCGATAGAATCCAGTTTGAACAACTTGGTATTCTGTAGCATCAGCAGCAATTGCATTGGTGCTTAAAACATTTAAAACTGTCATGTTATTTTAATTCGTGTCCTCTTTATTTATCTCCTTTTGTTGCTTTAACATTTTCTGTAACTCCGCTGTACTGCCAACAAACATCGTGTTATTAACAGTAGACGGTCCAGACTTCTTTTCATCGGCATCCAACTCCTTCATTTTCTTTTGTAAGTCAATGAGTTTATCTGCAGTA